AAGGTCTGTTCGTCGTGGGTGGCACGAACGCTCAGACGAAGAGCGATCACACCGCTTCGGGTAACTTCTTGTGGGCGACCGCCCTGTTTACGGGCGGCGACGTGGCCGTCACGAACGGTGACCAATTGAAGGTCACGTACACGGTCAGCGCCTAATCGTTCTCTCCCTCGCCTCGGCTGGGGCTGGACCTTCGGGGCTGGCCTCAGCCGATTTTTTCTTTGAATGGAGGACAACATGGCAATGCTTTGGCTTGAAAGTTTCGATGCTGCCTTCGGCACGTCACCTGGAGCACCGACGCAACTTGCGTCCAAGTACACCGTCTCAGGGAGCACGACGAACACCGCATTAGTTACCGGCAGGGTGGGCGGTCTCGGACTCAAGATTCACAATGCTACGGGTAGCGGAGCCTACATCTCGCCGCCCTCGAATGGTAACCAGCAAGACTGGGTTGTCGGCTTCGGCTTGCAGACAGGAATCCTGATTGATTCCCGCATCTTCTCGATGTACGACGGCGGTTCGGAGCAATTCGCGCTCCGCATGACTGCCTCCGGGGCTTTGGCTGTGTACCGGGGTACTTCTGCCATCACACTCGGAGAATCGGCCGCGGCTGTATTGACTGCTAGTTCTTGGCACTACGTCGAAGTCAAAGTACGTGTCGGGAACGCCGGTGTCGGATTCTACGAAGTCCGTGTGAACGGTGTCAACGTAGTCAGTGACGCCAACGAAGATACGCAAGCAAGCGCCAACGCCTACGCGAACACGATCCGGTTCTGGGGCGTGTTTGATTCATCGTCTACGTTCCAGTTTGCCTTCGACGATCTCTACATCTTTGACATGTCGGGGGCGGACAACAACGACTTTCTAGGTAGCCAAAAGATCGACTGCATCCGCTCCAACGGGGCGGGTGACTCCACGCAGCTTACACCGAACACCGGCAGCAACTACCAAGCGGTCGATGATACTGGGCACGACGGAGATAGCACCTACGTTGAGTCTGGTACGGTCGGGCATCAAGACCTGTATGCGTTCGCCAGCACGACCTTGTCTGACATCAAGGGTATGCAGATCAATGCCGTGTGCAAAGAAACGGACATGACCCCGTTCGACGTGAAGCTCGTTTGCAAGAGCGGTAGCACGGTTGATGAAGGTTCGTCCCAACCAATCGGCAGTACCACGTACCTTACTAGGCACCGCATCCTTGAAGAAGACCCGGACACCACGGCGCAGTGGGACGCAGCGGGCGTCAGCGCCGCTCAGTTTGGGATTGAGGTAGATTAACCATGAGTCTTCGCGTAACGCAACAATATGTCGATGTAATCGGAGAGAATACTGGCGGTAAGCTCCGAGCTACTCAACTGTACGTTGACGTTATCGGAACTCCAACGATCGAGCACCTTGCAGACGCCACGAGCACGCTGTCGCTCACATCTACGGCGGAGAATCAAGGTACTGTGCTGGGTGATGCAACCAGTACGCTATCCCTTACCCAGGAGGCGGTGTCAAACATCAAGAGTGTTAGTGCTACTAACACACTGACGCTGACGCAGTCTGCTGAGGGTATGGCGGCGAACTTGAATGCGGCGGCGGTCAGTACGCTGACCTTGACGCAATCGGCGAACAACAGTTCGCTGACAGTCCAAGCTGCATCAAGCGCCATCACGTTCACGCAGTTTGCGACGAGCGGCCATCTTGTTGCAGCCGCCGGCTCGGTTATCGAACTCGACCACTTAGCTTACTCTGCTAACGAATACCCCGTGGCTGGGAGCCATCTGGCGTCGTTGACCCATTCGGCTGTGTGCATGAACCTTCATGTGTACGCCGAGAGTGAGCTTGAACTTGTATCACTTGGCGATCACAGTGTCAAGGCTCGGTCGGCGACCAGCGAACTGAGCTTGACTCAGTCTGCTTTTGCCGAGCGTGTCTTCGTCGTTACCAGCGTGTTGAATCTGACTCAGTCAGCAACACAGGGTATCCTGACGGCTGCGGCCGAGGATCAGTTAGAACTGTCGCAGGAGGCGCGTGTCACCAACATCAATGTGGTGGCAAGCTCGACTGACCTGACCCTGACTCAGGAAGCCACGTCGAACATCAAGATGCTGTCGGTCACGAGCACGCTCGTGCTCGAACAGTCCGTCACGGTGCTTCGTCCGTTCTACGTCTCGGCGATCAGTGAGTTGCAGACGGTGGAGTCGGTGTTCGACCTGGACACCTTCACCTTCGTCGATGTCATCACAGGTCTTACCGACGCTGCTAGTGCCCAGTTGGACGGGCCGCGATCGCTGTCACACATCATCTCGTTCTCGCAGACGGCCACGGCCAGTCTGGTGAGTGTCGATGCGATTGCTGCTGACGCCGAGAGCGTGTTGAGCCTGACGCAAGAAGCTCGGATCAGCATTCAGGAAGCAGCGATCTCGGCGATCGTCTTCACTCAGGTGGCCACAGCCGTCGTGAGTGAAGTCGCGACGAGCACGTTGTCCTTGTCGCAGTCCGCCAGCTTCAACATTGTTCGGGGTGCGATCGCTGCGGCGAGCACGCTGGACATCAAGCAGGCGGTGGCCTTCGTCCTGGACCGAACGGACACGCTCTGTTCGTACAGCCCGTTCGTTGGTAGCTCCAGCGATCCCGATGCACCAACGCCGCCTCCCTCGACCTACCCGGCCGCGGGCGGCACTCCTGGCTTCCGGCTTCAATACCCGGAGACTGGGTCAGTCACAGACGAGCTAATTCTCCGAGCACCCAACCTCGGGAACATCGACCGTCTGTCAATGGTGAGGATCAACCGAGAGACCCGTGGTGGGACGCTCATTATCTACGCCGATCCAATCTGGCCGAAGGTGGAAACGCTCCTGCTGACGTTCTCCGGCTTGTCAGAGGATGAAGCACAAGACCTGCTCGATTGGATGGAGACTTATCTCGGACAGGAGATTCGATTGATCGACTGGGAGGACCGTGTGTGGAAGGGCGTGATCGTCAACCCGCAGGACCCAGTCGTGCAGGATGGAAAGGGCTGCCAGTTCACGGCCAGCTTCGAGTTTGAAGGGAGCAAGGTATGAGCTTTCAATTAGAGGCCCCTTACCCGGGCATCCAGACGACTTCGATTCTTGCGAACCCACAGTTCAGCAACGGCGAAGGTCTGGCGGACTCAGTAGCTTCCAAGCGTGCCACGGATGGCACGCTCTACACCTACGTGAAGCGGAGGAACGGTCGGCGAAAGCTGAACTGGACCTTCCTCCTCGTGCGCCCCAAGGCACTCGAACTTCGCGCCTTCTTGACTTCTTACTTCGCATCCGATGTCCGTGTAACTGACCATAGTGGTCGCGTGTGGATCGGTAACTTCACGAACAACCCGTTCGAGTTTACTACTGATCGTCGCGCGGCTCCTGACCGTGGTGATCTGCGAGGCGAGTTGCAGACCATCACTCTTGAATTCGAGGGAGTAGAACAATGAGGACCATTTCCGCGGGTGGCTTAGCTAAGCTAGCCCAGCAGAAAGGTACCGAGCCGATCGTCATCATTGAAGTGGACTGGGGCGGCAGCGCCCCGGTCTCCTATGCTGACCGGACCATCGGTGCCATCAAGGGTAAGATCATTCAACTGGGTGATCTCGATAACGTAATCGACATCCTTAACAGTAACAGTTCGCAATCTTTGGAGGTAGTGCTGGATGACACCGACGGAGCCATTAAAGGCATCATGGACACCCAGGACATCCACCAACGGACTGTTCGTGTATACCAGTGGTTTGACGGGTTGGCGTTGTCCGACAAGTTCCTGCTCTTCGCAGGAAAGCTCAGCAGTCCAGTCCTCTGGTCCGAAGCCGACCGAACTGTCAAGTTCACCGTCGTCTCCCAACTCGAAGACAAGGAATTCGGCTTCAGCGCCGAAGAAGGACAGTTCCCGTTCATTCCCAAGGACATGGTAGGGAAGCCGTGGCCGGTGATCTTCGGGAAGTGTCTCGACGTGCCGGCACTCCAGGTGAACAAAGCCGTGAGCGGCTCCACCTTGTGTGGCCTCGGGATCATCAGTGGAAAGGAACTCCACGGACAGATTGGGATCGGTGGCCAAGACTGCGGTCTCGGCATGTCGATCGCGATGATGAGCGCCCAGATCAGCTTCCTCAACATCACCTCGGCGGCATGGGAGGACGAGGACCCAGTCAAGTCGCTCCAACTGTTTGACCAGGCGAACGCGATCCGTGCTCAGATGGCTGCCTCCGCTGGTAGCCAGAATGACCAGCAAGCGTGCGCCAGTAACCTTCGCACTCGCAAGATGGAAGAAGCGGAAGAGCAAGGTCTTGGCTGTAACCCGGTCCGCATCCTCGGCGGTGAGGACTTCCCACAGAACACGCCTATCACGTTGAACATCAACGGCGGCTTGTTCACCGGGGTCATGGCGAACGACTCGTTCACGATCTCCACCCGTCAGCACTTGGAGAATGATGCCAAGGCCGAGTCGATCTTTAGTGGTGTCGAGGAGTCCCAATGCGAGACACCTACGGCCAACCAGAACTTCGACTTCAGCATGGAAGTCCCTCCCGGTAAGGGCGACCTGGGTGGCTCGACGATCCGGCGAGAAGGCATCATCATCTGTACCATCAACGCGAAGTCGCGACCCGCGACTCCGCAAGTGGCACAACACTTCTGGGCCGACGCCGGTAGCCGAGTGGTGCTCCATTCGGATGAGCCGATCACCTACATCGTCAGCATCACCCCGGGCACCGTCCTAGCTGTCAAGGCGTTCAAGACGCTCAACAGCGAGCGGAAGCTCGTGAACGTACCGAACGACCTGTGGTACGTCGAGACAAAAACTTACGGAACGATCACGGCCGTCCAGGTTGTGGTGCGTAAGCCACTCTCGACGATTGTCGATCAGGGATGGGACGATGACCTGTACATCACGTTCGAGTCCACCATCGGGCCGAACACGGTGGACATCATGGAGTACATCATCGACAACTGGACCGACCTCGGTTGGGACACAGCGAGCTTCAACGCCGTCAAGGCGAAGCTCGTCAACAAGCCGATGAACTTCCCCGTCCTGGAGCGTAAGAACACGCTAGAGATTTTGAACGAGATGGCCTACCAAGCGTGCTGCGCCCTGTGGCTCAGCAACGGCATCTTCTTCATCAAGTATCTGGCGGAAGAGCCGACATCAGATCAGACGATCACCGTCGCGGACATTGAGTCCGGCTCGGTGGAAGTCGGCCTGACGCCGACCGAAGACATTGTGACCTCGTGGGTTATCACGTGGTGGCTGAGCTATGCGGCTGAAGAGCCGGAGAAGATTCTGCTCAAGCACAATGTCAACAAGTACGGCACCAAGAAGGGCGAGTACGAGTTTTACTGCTACAACCAGCCCGACATCATCTACAAGAACGCCACGTTCTGGATGATCCGGAAGGCCCACACGTTCAAGAAGCTCCGATTCAAGGGCTTCCTCAACTTGCTGAAGCTGGAGACCTACGACACGATCACGCTCAACCTGCCGTCCTACGTGGCCGCGGGCAACGTGAAGGGCGTCGTGGAGCAAGCCAGCTACGACTCGGAATCGAACACGATGCAGTTCGAGGTCTGGGTCCCGGTGGAAGTCGGGACCATGACCAAGCTGGACGAAGCCTGGCCGGCAAGTCTCGCCGCGTCGTTCCAGTTCCCCACGGCTCACGACGTGGCTAATGGCCACGCTGGAGGGGCTGGGATCGGCATTGGAGCGATCGGAGAACTACCCATCGGATACACGGATGGACTGCCGGATGGCGGCACCGTGATCGTGGGTGGCCCCAACGTGGCGTTCCGCCAGAAGGCCGACTGGGGCGACCGGACTCCTAGCGATTCCGGCTTCACGCCACAGACGATCATCCCCGGCGACGTGTTCGCCGAGGTGAACAGCCAGCAGAATCCGAACCCCGACCTGTCGCTGAACTACATCGACCCGCTGCCGGCCGCGCAAGTGACCGACATCCCCAGCGGGACGGTCACGATCGACATCCGGAAGACGAGGATCATCGACTCGGACAATCCTGGTGTGGAGGCGAAGCTCGACACGATCATCAGGAAGATCGCGGACGAAGAGTTGTTCCTGGACACGGAGTCCAAGTTCAGCGATGGTACGAACGACGAGACCTTTGCGTTCGAGTTCGACGACGAGGAGTCGAAGTTCGGTGCCAAGATCGCATTCTTGAAGGACACCTAATGAGACTTTCGAGGGAGAGCGTTGACCGCTTCTTCGATCATAACATCCACATCGAAAGTCGCACGATCTTCATCGGCGATGGTGGGGACGACGAGATCGACGGAGTGATTGCTAATGGAGTCATCAAGGCGTTTCATCTCCTTGGTGAGTCCACTGACAAGCCGATCAAAGTGTTCATCAACAGCTTTGGCGGCTGCTGGTTTGGAGGGATGGCCATCTACGATGCCATCAAGCATTGCCCGTGCGAAGTGAATGCCTACGTGATAGGCTCCGCGATGAGTATGGGCAGCGTGATCCTCCAGGCGGCGGACACAAGAGTGATCTACCCAAACGCGACTCTGATGATCCATGATGGATACGAGACGCGAGTGGGTGACACTCCGCAGACATTCGCGAACTGGGCTGAGTTCAGCAAGAAGGGTCGCGAGATGATGTACCGAATCTACTCAGGAAGATCGGGTAAGCCGGTTGCCTTTTGGCGCAAGAAGTGCGGGTCGGACTTCATCCTAACGTCGCAGGAAGCAAAAGAGTTAGGACTGGTCGATTCCATCTATGGAGAGACATAGCAACCGTTTCGATAGGCCCCGGGCAGCTTAGGCTGCACCGGGGCTTTTTCGTTTGGAAAATTCAGCCAGGCGAACTCGCCCCACCAATCTACGGCAACCGCATCATACGCTCGGGCAGCAGTTACCGGATCGTCGAACTGACCAATCGCGTAATTGTACCCACTGACGTAGATTTGTGATAACCATTTTCCATTAGTCTTGATGAACGACACACCCTTGTATCCAGACGTGTTGTTTTCCGGTAGACCTCTGTTGGCCGCGTTCTGGACTGCGGTGGCTAGCCTCAGGTTTTCTCGCTGGTTGTTGAGTGTGTTCCGATCCTTGTGGTCAATTCGTCTTCCGTCCGTCTCAACGCCAGCCATCGCCATGATGGCCTTGCTGAGGCGAATGAATTTCACTTTCCCGTCGATTCGCACCGACCGATGAGGATAGCCATTGTTGTACGACCACTTGAACTGGTTTAGTTGTTCAAAGAACTCGTCATCAACAAGGGCTTCCTCATTCTGTGAAAGTGGAAGCTTCTTCATTGCCCATCCTTGAACGGACAACCAAGACACGTCTCGACCAGGACCTTCTTCTGGTAGGTCTCGGCTTGCGAGCAGTTGCACACGACGTTCACGTCAACGGCCCCGTCGAGGTTCGCCTTGAGACCGTACATTCCCTTCCGGCACGCCGGCCACAAAGGTCGGAACAGGAAGGGATTCTCAGCGTCTCGCTGGTAGCCGCTGATCTCCGGCGGCTGGGCGTCGGCCTTCTCGTACTCGATGCTGCCGTCCTCGTGGACCTTGGGCGGCTTGAACAGCCGGCCGGCCACGCGAGGAACAGCATTCATCAAGACCTGCAACGGGTTCTTGAACTGCTTGGCACCATAGACGATCTGGATGCCAGGCGCATCCGAAGGAGTCACGCTACCAATTCCGGTCAAGGGGCCACTACCATTACAACAGCCCATACAATTCTCCTATGGTGGGGGTGGGTCGTCATCTTCTTCGGGTTCAATCAAGCAACACTTCGTGATGATTCGTTGGTTGGCGAACGCCTGTCGCTCCTGGGCGTCTTCCAAGTCTTCTTCCAAGTCATCCTTCTCGTTTTCCATGTCAGAGAGCGAGCCTTCAAGATCACTGACCGCAGCAAGGTAGGCGTTATTGGCCGCGTTCTCCGCTGCCTCGTAGGCGGCGTGAGCGGCGTCCTCTTCCTCCGGCGTCGTGGCGGCGGCGAGTGCTGACTCCAGGGCAGCGGCCGCGGAGTCGAGTGCGGCTTCAAGGTTAGCGTTTGCCGATTCAAGGGCGGCAATGTCTTCCTCCAAGTCAGCGATCCTCTCTGTCGTGTCCGCAATGAAGTCGGTGAAGTCGTCGCCGATACCCGCGCACGACAACCGCAACCGGAAGATGTGGTAGTCCCTCTTGAACAACATCCCGTTGTTACCCGATGTGTCCGTCTCCATCTGGCCTACCGTTCCATCACAGAGCGCCACGACCGCGGGGTCCTCGCTGTCGTTTCCTGTCCCGATCGCCCCGCCGGCCACGACCGTTGTTGCCTCCGTCTCAATGACGACACGGTACAACAACCAGTTCATAAACTTGAAGCCGGGAGGCCCGAGCACACCGAGGCTATTGACATACGCGCCGTAGTCGAAGTAGCACCAATCAATCATTTCGCCACCCCAGTAGGGCGAACGATAGTCGCAAGGAGCTTCAAATTCGATGATGGTGTACGGCGTCCCGAATGGGCAGGGGAACAGTTCCGAGGGGTCGCAATCGGGTTCGTCGTCTTCGCAGTCACACCACGCTTGGCCAAGCTTGCCTAGAATCTCACCGATGATGCTTTCTTTCCATGTCTCAGGAATCTCATCAAAGGTGATGTCTGGGCACGTCTGCTTGAGCTTGTCGTGGACAGCACGGATGTCGCCCTTGCCCCACCGGTACTCCGGTGGAACGTGAGGGATCGTGGAGACTGGATCGCAGTCTGTGTCTTCGGGTGGGTCCTCCAAGATGCCGTTGACGGCATCAAGGAGGCTGTTCCATTCTTCTCGTCGGTAGCCACTAGCCATTGAGCATGTCCAACTTCAAGAGGGCACGATAGACTTCGGCCTCCGTGTAGCAGTCCTGGAGGGCGTCGTGCGCCGTGGGATTCGTAATGTGGAAGTGCTCACACAGATCACGAAGGCGGACTCGCTTGAACGGAATCCGTTCACCGGCGTAGAACGCACGATCGTTGATCGCGAGGGCATACGACATGGCATCCCGCGCGTGAGCGTGGAAGATGCGGTGTGTCAACTCGTGGCCGATCCACGCCTTCAGGAAACCGTTCTCGAAGGAGTAGTTGTGCGCCAGTGGGCACAGCACCATCGACTTGGGTAGATCGAACTTCTCGAACCATTCGAGGAACAAGTCCTCCACCTCCTTCTGTGGAAGAGCGTTGGCCATCAACCAGTCGAGGCTGAAGCCGTGGACCCGCATGGCATCCTTCGTGGCTCTGTCCGGATTCTTCGGCTGGATGAACCGATTGAAGGGTGTGACCCCTTCCATCGGTTGCAGATTCCCGTCGAGCGGGACGGCGGCGAACTGGATCGGATCATGGTAGAACGGATCGAGACCCGTGGTCTCGAAGTCGATCGCACACATGATCGAGCCGTTCAGATGTGGCATCTGCTTGTACAGCTTAATCATTAGGCCGCCACCCCGGCCGGGAGGACTTCGACGGCGAGAGCCTCTTGCTTCTGCCTCTCAGACTGCCGGTACCATGACTTCAGCCCCAATGCGGCATCTGCCATGTGTCTCGCGTCGTAGCGAAGATGCTCGATGTCCCCGGACTCACCAAGGACGAGGTCCCAATCGGTGAAGCCGAGTAGCGCCTTGTCCGCCACCGTGTTCCGCGGACCGTAGCCCGGGCGGACGATCTTGATGAGCTTGCCGCCCGCCGCTCGGATGGCTTCCACCTCGTTCGGGAAGCGGACATCCGGGATCACGAGCACCTCGCACTGGTGATCCGTCTTCAGCACGTAGTCGATCCACGTGTTCTGGTAGACGTTCTGCCGCACGGCCGGCGTACCCATCGCAACCCAGATTTCAACAGGCGTCATGCCTAGGGCTTCAATGACTACATCTCGTAGGTGCTCGTTCGCCTTGTCGTCGTAAAACTCCATGTCTTGGAGTCCGGCCCAACCGTAAAGCTCGTGGCAAACCTGTTTGAGCTTCTTAGCGAACGGAATCTTCTTGGCGGTGCCTTCCCTGGCAATTACCTGTGCTACCAAAGCGTTGGCGAAGGTGTCCTTACCTGTTCGCGAATAGTGGCCTAGTCCGATGACTTGCATTCATTCCCCTCTCGTTTGATACGGTTGTTAAGGATGTAGTACGGAGCAGCGTCGGGGTTGCCCGGCGTCTTGCCCCACACGGCGTTGATGATGTAGGTGCGGTTCGCATTCCCGGTCCCCGACTGGAACGTCGCCGGGAGTTCCTTGCTGACACGCCCACGACTCCAGTTACCCTTCTCTTCATTAGGCAACCAAGCAACGAACTTCTCGAAGAACTCCGAGTACGCAATCAACTCACCAGGTGCGGATGAAATCTCCTCCGCGATGAACGACTCCAGGAAGCTCTTGTTCCGTTGGGCGGATGCTTCCTTGAACTGTGTCTCGACGATGGGCACCCGCAAACGACCGGTGGCCGGTGGCAGCGTGAGGTCGAGCAGGGTCCGCATGAAGTGCGGAGCCTCTTCTTCAAGCCGCTTGAACAACACAGTCTTCGGGACTTCCGTTCCTTCCGGCAGGGCGGGCACGAAGATCATCGTGATGCGGGTGTCGCCCTCCTGGATCAAGCAGGCGTTCTCCTCGTTGGAGCATTGAATCCAATGCGTGAGGTTGTCGGCCATGTAGCTGTTCTGCCGCATCTTGCGGATCGACAACCGCGGACTCGTGACTGCCGCCTTGATCTTCGCGAGCGCCCCTGGCGTCTTCGAGATGTTCTTCTCTTCCACGACGCAGAGGATGGCCCCTTCGAGTTCACCATTGAAGTCGGACTGACTGGTCAACGCGCGATCGGCCATGACGACACCACCCGTGACCAACAACGAGAACGCCTCGTGGATGATCGACTTGCCGGAGTTCTCAGGACCAAACAAGAACAGGTAGGGCGTCTTCTCTTTCGGCTCGCGGAGGATCACAGCGAAGATCGAGCGGAGATAATCACCGCCGGTCCGGATGCCATACGTGATCGCCCAGTCCAAGTCCTTCAGGTACTTGGTCAGATCGGAGCCGATGTGATTCAGTACCAGGTCCCAGTGTGGATGCCGCGAGGTCTCAGCGTCGTCTGAGATGGACTCACTTCGCGGAGCCGGCGGGTACTTGTATTGAGGTGCGTTCAAGTTCCAATGCCTCCCTCTCGGGTATTCAGGTTGAAAGGGTTCGCTCACGAGCTTCCAAGAGTTCCGCTCGTATCGACCCATGATCTGTTCAGCTTCCGGCTTCGCATGTCCGAGGTCCTGGAGGACCGTCTTCACACTCCCCGCCATGCGGCGACCCCACTCCCCATCCAGTTTCTTGACGGCCCAACCAGCCGAGTGACTATCAGGAGTCTCAAGGCACCGGATGAGGGCGTCGTAGTCGCTGACTTCGAGCTTTTCCGGTTGAGCCGCGATTTCAAAAACCTGCGTCCACATTCCCTTCTTGTCGGAGTTGTTCCAGTTGCCGACATCCTGGTCCTTCATCACGGCGTCGTCGTGCTTCTCCTTGGGAATCTCCATCGCGATCTGTCCATCCTTGGAGCGATCAATGATCGTCTTGCGATCCTTGATGTGGTCGGGGAGCGTCATCTCGAAGTTGGGCTTCAGTAGCTTCACGACCTCGGCCGCCTTCTCGGCGTTGTCGAACTCGTAGCCGCCCTTCTTCATCTTGCGGCCACCTAGAGCGCGGGCCGCCATTTCCAAGCTGGGCTTGACGTTGAACCAGCAGGTTGTTCGCCCCTGGTTGTCCTGCTCCCAAGCCGCGGCCTCAGTGATCTTGCCGCCGGAACCGAAGCGGTAAATCTTCCAACCGCCGTTGTCGGTGGGGAATGCAAAGCAGTTCGCTTCGCCAAGTTCCGTACCTCGCGACTTCGTGTCATACACTCCTTGGATTTCAAACTCTTCCTCGTTACCGGCGGCCGTCGTGTACCGGAGCGTCTTCTGCTCGAAGACTTTCTGGAACCCCGTGGTGTGCGTTTGCAGGAGGTGATGGTCGGTAACCCAGTGGCAGGCAATGCCGAGCTTCTGGATGTACTCGATGATCGCGAGATGCTTACCGTCCCGCTTCACTTGACGGTGCGCGGATGCAAGCTGGTTGAAGATGTCCTCCTCCTCTTCACCCATGTCGTTCACGAGTACCTTCGGCCGCTTGCGTTCGACGACTGGGAGATGGTTCCGCCAGTCATCCATCAACTGGTCAGCCTTGAACAACTCACCGGTCTTCTCCAGCTTCAGACCATCCGTGCCGGCACTCTTACGGTGCCAAATCCACATGTTGCCACCGCAGCCGTCGATGGTGGATTGGAAGTCAAAGCCGGCATCGCGGCTCATCACTTCCAACACGCACCTCGCGAGCGCGGCGTGCTCAGTGTGGTTGTCGGTGTCGAAGGCTGGATCGTCCTCGAAGAGGACGTAAAGATGCACGCCGCCGCCGCTCGTTGACAGTCGGACAGTTGCGTAGGGGAGACCCCTCGCCGCGGCTTTCACCCGATCCATCTCGGCCTTGGTGAGGCCCACGGCGTGGTCGGTGAGGGAGTCGAAGTCGAAGCCCACCCAGCGGGACCGCCGTGCCACCCAGTCCCAGCCCGTACAACCGATACCATCGGCATGTAGGTCGAGCGGATACCGCATCTCGAAGTCGCGGAACTCAGGATCGGAGTCGGCCTTCTTCGGACAGCGGAAGGAGAACCACTGGTCAATGCCGTCCGTGTAGGTGGAACGCTTACCAGCCACGGGTTCGCCCTTACCGGCGGCCACGTTGACCTGCGTCTCCATGTTGCACCCGTACTTCAAGTACAGGTCGATCAGGTCAGGTCCTTTGTGGCTCGCCTTGCGGGCCGTCAGGAAGCTGACGATTGCTTGTGTTGCTGTTACTTTCGCGGGGACCATGCGGCTGCGTTCCTCGGTGAGCAGTTTCTAGGGCATACTTATCATGTCCCGATTCGATCCCCGTACCCGGACGCGCCGAGAAGATTTCCGAAGTTGGTAGGCCCCTACAATCCCACCTTTTCCGTAACGTGTTATCCTGTTAGGGTTTACCATATTAGTTATCTAGGTAGGTAGGTAGGTAGAAAGCTTGAAGAATCATATAGAAGTGTGTTACCAGTTACCTATCACTGCGATGTGGGCACACTTAACTGGATACCTACCTAACTACTAGCAAGAAACTTTCGTAAATCTTTGCGATGCTCCGGATTCTTGCACTGGAACGGGACATGATAAGTGTGTAATGGAAATCGTCGCCACACTTGATCTCGACCAACTTCTCGAACCGAAGTACATCCTCCGCGAACTGAATCGACAGTCCGCCGAGTATCTGGAACTCCGAGATGGGATTCGCGAACTGGGCCTGACGAACTGCGGGTGCGCTCGCTACACGGAGGACCCGGACAAGTTCGAGATCGTAGACGGGTGGTTTCGATTCAATGCGATCAAGGACCTCGGCCACAAGTCGATGCCCTTCATCCTGCAACATCTCACAGACTCGCAAGCACTGGCTAAGCAGGTCTCGGCTCAGGCACACCGCCCAGAGACGACGCCCGTTCAGATGGCCAGACACTTGAAGCTGTTGCAACTCCACTCGCCGGAGATGCGGTTGAGTGACCTGGCGGCTTCCATCCAGAAGTCGCCCGACTGGGTGTCACGGACGCTCGGACTGTTGAACCTCCTCCCTGGAATCCAGGAGTTGGTTGACGGCGACAGGATGGCCACGCTCAACGCCTACATGCTCGCCAAGCTGCCCCCGTCGTGGCAAGGGAACTACATCGAGCACGCGAAGCACATGAACACCAGGGAGTTCAGCGCCCTGATGCGAACGGTGCTAAGAGACATGCGACTCGATCACCGTGCCGGACGCTTGAAGGCCAAGTTCAAATCCTTCGAGGCCATCCCGCACTTACGGACAGTCAACGAAATCTTAGCGGAGCTTGCAAGTAGCGAGGCGGCTAACACTGAGGTTAATCGGAAGCGAGACCCAAGAGATGCCTGGGACGCCGCCCTGAAGTGGGTCCTGCATCTGGATGACAAGAGCAAAGAGAAGCAGCGTCGGTTAGCTGAAGACCGTAACCAAAAACACGAGATCGAAAGGAAAGCCTATGTCGAAGCGATTGACTCAGTAGTCCCAGACCCTTAACCCCGTTTCTTTTTTCTGTTTCTTTCTTGAGGTAGTAATGTCTGACAACTCGTTAATGACTCTTGGCAACCGTCTTCCGTCCACGCAACTCGGTGGGGATGAGATTTACGGTGATCTCGCCAAGGGTTCGGATTTCTTGGGCCGTTTGCAATTGTTCACGAAGGGCAACGCCATCAACCGCCGGTTGATCGCCCCTGGTGAATACGGCATTCCGGTGTCGGAGGATGAAGTCATCGTTCTCGGTGACAGTGTCGATGTCATGCCGCTTGCTCGTCGCCCCAAAGCGATCGACATGAGCGACAAGGACGCGATCATCACGAACTACGACGCCCACTCGGAAGTCTTCAAGGGCATCGCCGCGCGATCTGGAGAGCAAGACTCCGGGTGCATGTACGGTATCTCGTTCCTCGTGATCGAGCGCACCACCGGCCGCTTCCTGGAGTTCTTCGCTGGTACCAAGACCGCCCGCACCGAAGCGGGGAAGATTTTCGGCTTCTTGCCAATCAACCAGGAGGCGATCGACGCCTTGGCCGCACGAGGCCAGGACGTGTCCAAGTTGGAGCCGCATGGCCCGCTTGCGATGACGCTGAAGGTCCGATTGATCGAGAAGGGTTCTTTCTCGTGGCACGGCCCCGTGGTCCTGAAGTGCTCGACTCCGTTCCTGAACCTCCCCACGGAGGAGAAGGCCATCGCGGAGATCGAGAAGTTCTTGACCGTCAAGGACGAAGGCGTCGAGAAGGTCGAAGAGCCGGCGAATAAGAAGAGCAAACGCTCTCGGTAATTGAACAGTCGCCGGTGTTGAGTGTAATAACTAAGGACGAGCAGCCGGGCGGTCAACCCGCCCGGCTTTCAAACCAATGAAGCCAGTCGCGATCCTCATCACCGAACCATCGGTGAACTTCTCCAAGCTGGTGTCGATCTCACACCAAGCGTTGGGCTACTCAGTCGCGGCGTCCAGTGACGCCAGCAACAAGACGCAGCACGCTGCGGAGAAGTTTCTGTCCTGTCTGGCTGCCCTGAGAGACCAACACGCAACCGTGGGTCTCTCCCCGAGCCTGCTGGCTCACGTGTCCTTCTCGATCCTCGTGGTCGCCGAAGAGTTGGACACCATCGAAGTCCTCGAATGCACCGGCGGGATGCCACTGGTGAGCACGGAGACTGTCGCACGAGGAGTTCAGTTGACGGTCCTGACAGGAACACTCGCCCAGTGGCGAGACGCCGTGGTAACCGGTAGTCGCAGGACAGGGGCAGTGCAAGCGTTGTACTGCCAGATCATGGGCGAGTTTGAAGCTCGCAATCTGAACGTCTGGCAAGACTTCAGTAAGAAACCATCCGGGACCATCTTCCTACTTGAGGATAAGCGCAAATGACTGAAGTGATGGATTGTAAGCTGATTACGGAGACTGCTAAGGGCACCCGTATTAAGTCCGCCGCGCAGCTTGCTTTTAACGACGGCCGCATCGAGTTCATCAAGTCGCCCTTCTCGTTGAAGAACGAGATCAAGGCGATGAAGGGGAGCAAGTGGCACGGCTTCGACGAGAAGCCCCGCAAGATTTGGTCAGTCGAAGACTGCCCGCGGAACCGCTTCCAGCTTTCAGCGTTGATGGGCAACGACCCCTACGAGTGGTTCGATCGCGACCTTGAGAAGCAGAAGTACGAACGCCCGTTGATGGATCACCAATGTGATCTCGCGGACGCTGGCCTAACGTACCACTACCAGATTTGGGCGGCCGAGATGGGCGTCGGTAAGACGCTCGCGGCCATCGAAGTCATCGAGCGATCTGGTGTGAAGGAATGGTTCTACGTCGCTCCTAAGGCGGTGCTGAAAGCAATCGCCCGCGAGTTTAAGAAGTGGGGCCTCGACCCGTCCATCAAGGTGGAGCTTATCACCTACGAAGGGCTAAACACCCTAATCGACAGTTGGCCCAAAGACAAGGTCCCGCCGCAAGGTGTGATCTACGACGAGTCCAGCCGTCTGAAGACGGAAGGATCGCAACGCACACGAGCAGCCCAGAAGCTCGCGGACATGATCCGCGCCCACTTCAACTACGACGGCTTCGTGATCCTGATGAGCGGCACGCCGTCGCCGAAGACACCGGTGGACTGGTGGAGCCAAGCCGAGATCGCCTGGCCGGGCTTCCTACGAGAAGGCAGCCCGAAGGCTCTCGAACAACGGCTCGCCTTCATGGTCAAGGAGGAGTTCGACTCCGGACCGTTCATGCGACGGATCGGCTGGAAGGACGACGAGTTCAAGTGTAACACGTGTGGTGCTCGCTATGAGGATGGCCCGCACGACATGGAACAGATGCTCGAAGAGGGGCAACAGTTTCACCAGTTCGAGGGAAGCAAGAACGAAGTCGAACTCATGTTCGACCGCCTCATCGGCCTGGTCATCGTCAAGCGGAAGAAGGAGTGCTTGAGCCTGCCAGACAAACGGTATCGCAAGATCGTCTGCAAGCCCAACAAGTCGGTGATGCGAGTCGCGCAAGCGATCGTCAACTCCGCAGAGAGTGCGATGCAGGGCAACCTCCAGCTTCGCGAACTCTCGGATGGCTTCCAGTACCGCGAAGTCGAAGACGGTAAGGTCCCCTGCCGACACTGTGCTGCCACCGGTGAAGTCGCTGAGTGGTACGACCGCGAAGACAAGGAGCGAACCTTCTCTGCGATCGACATGCTCAGCGCCGAGAAGGTACAGCGACTTGAGAAGCACATGATCGAATGTCCCGCCTGCGAGGGGACGAAGGAAGTCAAGAAGCTCAAGCGGGTAACGAAGGAAGTGCCCTGCCCGAAGGATGACGCGCTCAATCAACTCCTGGAGGAGAACGACGAGCACGGCCGCATTGTGATCTTCGCCGGGTTCACCGGCTCCGTTGATCGCTGTGTGCGGCTATGCACCAAGAAGAACTGGGATGTCGTGCGATGCGACGGCCGCGGCTTCGAGGTGTTCAAGTGCGACTCCAACGGTGATGTCAAGATTCTCAGCGGTGTGGATGCCCTGGACTACTGGGCAGATCGCGAGAACTTGCGAGTCGCGTTCGTCGCTCACCCGGAGTCCGGGGGAATGGGACTGACGCTGACCGAAGCCTGCATGGCCGTGTTCTGGTCGAACTCGTTCAAGCCGGAGTACCGGACGCAGTCTGAAGATCGTATTCACCGGCCGGGTATCGACGAGAACCTCGGTGCCACGATCGTAGACCTCATCCATCTACCGTCTGACGACCGAGTCCTCCAGGTCATCCAGCAGGATCGCCATCTGGAACTGATGACGATGGGTGAGTTCAAGGATGTGCTCGACATCGAAGTCGAAGGCGAAGAGTTGACGCTAGCAGCATAACACCACTTTCACCATCAACCAAGGTCCGAGTTCTGAGTATGAAGTTGAACGACAAGAAGGTCACCGAGATTAAGCGGGACCTGGCTGATAATAAGCCGCAACCTGAGATCGCTAAGAAGTTCAAGATCAGCCGCTCGACGGTGTCCGACATCGCGACAGGTCGCATCCATAAGAAGGTCCCTTGGCCGGACGGCGATCAACCGATCAAACGAGCGGGTGGCCAGCGCAAAGCTGTTCCTGGCTTTGATCCGACCGACGAGCGAGTACGCGAGCTAGAAGCCGACAACCTGCATCTTCGCGAGGAACGGGATCACGCACGCAAGTCCTTGCGGATGTCGAACAAGGAGCACGGTGTCTTCAAGGCAATCGTGAAGGAGATGGATGCCCGCATCCACCCCTTCAAGGCTCTGCCGCCGGCTCGACCAACGCGGGTGACCAAGGACACGATCGACGAACACGTGGTGCTCCATCTCAGCGACGGCCACCACGATCAGATCGTGACGCCCGAAGAGAGTGGTGGGTTGGAGGATTACAACTTCCCCATCTCGTGTCGCCGCGCCGAGGTGCTGGTTGACACGCTGCTGGACTGGACCCAGAAGACACTGAGTCCGCGGTTCAAGTTCCGGGTCTGTACGGTGTTCGCTTACGGTGACCACACCAGCGGCGAGATTCACGGTGCTGTTCAGCGATCGTACTTCCGCAACCAGTTCAAGAACTGCTTCGCGATCGGTCAGCTTCACGGCCTGATGTACCGAGACTTGGCCGCCTCGTTCGACCAGGTGAATGTGGTCTACCTCGCAGGTAACCACGGCCGCCGCTCGGTCAAGAAGGACTACCACGGTGCTCACGACAACTGGGACTACCTCGTCGGTGAGACGGCCCGGATGCACTGCCGGGATATGCCGAACATCAACTTCCTGATCCCGAACGCCTTCAGCGTCAACGTGGACGTGAACGGTGTTGGCTTCAACCTGAGTCACGGCGACGACGTGCAAGGGAGCAGCGGGATTCCATTCTACGGAATGGTCCGCCGCCAGAAGGGTTTGATCGCCCTCAACTCGATCAATGGTAAGCAACGGATTCGCTACTTCTGCATGGGCCACCATCACGTTCAGGGTGCGTTGGCCGACATCGACGGAGAGCTTGTGCTGAACGGGGCATGGGTTGGCACCGACAGCTATGCGTTCAACAGGTTCAGTGGCTATCGAGAACCGAGCCAACTGATCCACGGGGTGAATCCCAAGCACGGGATCACGTGGAGGATGAACGTGCATCTCCGGACTCAAGACGAGAAGAAGGGACCTCGCCGGTACAAGGTTGAAGTATGAGCATTTACCACGAAGACGACATCGAAGACGAGGACGATGAAGACTGCGATGACTTCGTTGATGTCCTGGACACGGATGAAGACCTGGACACGGATGAAGACCTGGAAAACTTCCTTGAAGTGCGTCCCTTCGTCACCGAATTCGGTTGGGTCCGTGACCGTCGATACCCGGGCTTTAAGGAGTTTCAAAGTGTAATCCCGATCCTACTCGGTACAAGCATCACGCTTAGTGACGCGATGTTGCAGACGGGATACCGGCACCATCTGGCTGACCCACTACTTGTTAGATCAGTCGCGATCTACTTGGAAGACAAACATGACGTTCGTCTCTGCGATAAGCGAAACGTGTGGGTGCAAGAGAAAAAGGTAGAGGCCGACTACGTTATCCCCATCGACCGCGTGGTGTGGGACAAGTTCGACAAGGATGGATACAAGCTCAGGGAGCAGGGCTTCGAGATTCGTGAAGGCGGGGTGACCAGAAGGGTGTGGAACGTCAATGGCAATTCTTAATCGAAAGCACGGTTACCTGTTTCTTGCGGAGCCGCACTGCGCGACTCGTTCGATTGAACAGGTGCTCAAGAACCAAGATGGTGCGGTCGCCATTGATGCGTGGGTCCATGTGAGCCACGAAGACCTCATCAAGAAGAAGATCATCAAGCCACACGAGCCGTTGTACACGTTCAGCGTCGTGCGGCACCCGGCCGACTGGATCGTAACCCGATACCACCATTTGACCGGGTGGCACTCCAAGGGATTCCACCCGTTCGTCAAGTACCACCTTGAGAATAACTTGTGGGACCGCTCGGTGTTCATGCACGCCAAGAACACTGACCGAGTGATTCGGTACGAGTACCTGGCTCAGCAGTTGAACGAGATTCTGGAGAGCCGTGGCGCTCCTCCGGTCTCACTCGGCCGTCTGGGTCAGACGGCCAACAAGCAGGAGTGGCGTTCGTACTTCGACCGCGAAGAACTCGAACAGCTACCGATCAAACTGAAAGACTTCTCCAACTACGGGTACAAGGTATGAGTCTCGGACCGACGCGACGGATGGCACGGCGGATGACCCTCGTAGGGGACATTAAGCAATACCTGTTCCCGAGCAGCCCGATTGAAGTCCTCTGTGAAGGTAATGAGTGGCACATCTTCACTGAGGGGGAATGGAATCACAAGGTACTCAGCGAGGTCGAGTTGCGAATTTCGGTTGCTGAACTCATCGTGGCGAACGCGAACGACTGGCTCCATCCGATCTTACACACGAATAAGGCTTGGGTCGGCTGGGCGAAGATCAGCAGATTCCAACTGCTACTCCTCAACGAGAGCAGGGACGAGATTCTGAAAGGTTCTTTTGATGAACTCGACAGTTAGTGACTTCATCGACATCACGAAGCTCCAGCTTCACGACAAGATCATCCTCGAAACCGAGGAGGAATCCTGGACGCTGAAGGTGATCGGCCCGGCCGCGGCCATCGTGGAACTGACAACGACGAGCAGGACGCTCCGGCTGACGAAGCCAGTCATTGGTCAGATCGTGGAAGCCTTCGAGTCGGATGAGTTCCAGCTTCGACATCCGCTGCGAATCATCAAGGGCTGGAAGATGCGAATCAAATTTGAAGACACGGACGTTGTCACTGCGGCTGTAACCACGGCCGTGATCGAAGGAGCGAGTGGTTGGTTTTACGAAGTGTTCTAGCGTCGTCCCTTCGGGGTGAACCTATACGACCGCATGGCTGGTGACTAGGAGTGCTGGGCACGGCAGTAACGGTAGGCCCTGGCGTTGCTGCCAGGGAGTCATGCGGGTAACGACGCTTTCTACAAGGAGAGGTAAATGGGTTGGTCAAGAGGTTCGGCTCTCGCAGGAGAGCTATGGGACGAGGTTCGTGACTTCATCCCAGAAGAGAAGCGACAAGTCGTCGCAGAGAAGATCATCAAGGCATTTCAGGACTACGACTGTGACACGCTCGGTGAAGCAGAGACTCTCGTTCGGGATGCCGGATTGGAGAGCGAGTTCTACGATGAGTGAGAATCAGATTGTTGTTCGTAGGGGCGTCGGGTTCCTCCCGTTGCTCACGCTGTTGTTCATCGGGCTAAAGCTCGGGAACGTGATTAACTGGTCGTGGTGGTGGGTCTTGGCTCCGATGTGGGGTCCGCTGGCGATCATTGTCGCCCTCGCGGCCTTGCTGGGCTGCCTCATGCTCGTCATCGCGGTCATCGACGAATTCCAAAAGCGGCGGTAAGTAAATGAGCTTGCTCTTCATTGATAGCGAAACGTGCGGCTTGCACTCCATGATGGTGCTCCTCCAGTACGCTGAAGACGATGGTCCGATCCATCTCTACAACGTCTGGAAGGAGCCGGTGTGGAAGACGCTCGAACTTCTGGAGTGGATCGCCCAGAACACGGTCGTCGGGTTTAACCTGGCGTTCGACTGGTTCCACGTCGTGAAGATTCACACGATCTGGTCTCTGCTACCGCAGGACTGGATTCCGGAAGAGCACATTGAAGAGATCGCCATGATGGAGCCGAAGGGCCGCGACGGGCTATGCCTCAAGCCGGCGGCCGCATGTGATCTGTTGCTCCATTCGCGAAAGAACCAATACCAAGCACTGATGGCCCGCGAGGACATCCGCATTCGGCGAGTACCGACGGTACTCGCTTATTCATTGGCGGACGAGTTGGAGAAGCGTGTCCAGATCGACGGCATCTTTTTCGCTCGCTCGAAGGACCCGGAAGCGCCACGTTGGAAGGTCTACGACATCTTCAAGAAGAACGTCCTCGACGAGGACTTCAAGGATGTCGTGCTGAAGTTCAAGCCGGCCGGCGGGTTGAAGTTCCTGGCTGAGTACGCCTTGGGCTTCGTCCCGAAGTTCCACTTCTCGGACGTTGAACTCGACAAGTCGTACCGGCCTGTCGAGCTTGGCTACGCGCCGATGGCACTCGCGATCAGCAGTCCCGAGAAGGGCTGGGAAGTCGAAGTCATCGAGAAGAAGAAGGCCCGCGACGGTAAGACGCTCAAGAAGATCAAGAAGAAGGGCTTCGCTTGGCCGGCGAAGATTCAGGCTCACATCGACCACTGGGCGATGAACGAGCCTGCCCGTGAGTACGCCTCCGACGACATCCTGTACACCCGGGAATTGTACAAACACTTCGGCAGCCCGGCTGCCGGCGACGACGACTCTACTCTGGCCTGCATGGTCCCCATCGTGAGGTGGAGAGGGTTCGAGATCGACCGCGAGGGTATGGAAGGACTGTTGCAGAAGGCCCAGGACACGGTCGCGAATGCACCGTGTAACATCAACAAGCCGACCGCAGTCCGCGCCTACCTGACTGAGGTGATGGATGAGATCGAAGCGGTCTTCATTGAGGATACCACGAAGAAGGCGAAGCTCGAAGGTATCGCTACCTGGACGGCCGACGATGACTTGTCGCCGCATCCCGCGGCGATCCGCGCGAGAGCGATCCTGAATGTGAAGCACGCCTCCAAGGAGATCGAGCTTTACAACAAGCTGCTCATCGCGGGACGCTTCCATGCGTCCTTTAACGTCATCGGAACGATGTCTAGTCGTATGTCCGGCGGCGACGGGCTGAACGCTCAGGCAATCAAGAAGACGAAGGAGGTACGCAAGAACTTCCCATTGAAGTGGGACGGCTACGAGCTATGCGGCGGTGACTTTGATGCGTTCGAGGTGACCCTCGCCGACGCCGTCTACAACGATCCGCAGCTTCGCAAGGCGTTGGTCACCTTCATCGACTGCCATAAGTGCAAGGCGACTGGCAAGGTGAAACCGCTGTGCAAGTCCTGCAAGGAGTTGAAGAAGGCCAAGAAGGAACTACTGCCTGACTGTCCTGGTTGTGCCTTGATGGAGGATGAAGTCTGCGGCGGCTGTGAAGGCGCGAAGAAGACCACGAAGAAGATTCACGGTCTGTTCGGCATGGCGTTGTTCCCGGGCAAGACGTATGAGGAAATCCTCGCGTCTGAAGGCACGGACCACGACATGTACACGATGGCGAAGAGCGGTGTGTTCGCGATGATCTACGGCGGTAACGCCGAGACACTTCATCGCAACCTGGGTATTCCTTTGGACGTTGCCCAAGCTGCTTACGAGATGTGGGGGAAGATGTTCCCCGGCATCGAGAAGGCTCGTCAACGCATCTTCCGGAACTTCTGCTCGATGCGTCAGCCGGACGGCCGGCAAGTCCTGTGGGAGGACCCGGCCGACTACTGCGAGACGTTCCTCGGCTTCCGCCGGTACTTCACGCTGGAGAACAAAATCTGCCGCGAGTTGTACCGGATGGCTCAGTCACCTCCGAAGGAATGGAAGTCCTGCCCGGCCAAGGTTGTGCGACGGCAGCGAGTTCAGACGGCTGGCGGGGCGGTGTCCTCAGCCCTGTACGGGGCTGCGTTCTCCCTCCAGCAGACGAACATGCGGGCCGCGGCCAACCACGAGATTCAGTCTCCTGGTGGCGAGATCACCAAGCGGGTGCAACGGAAGATTTGGGACCTGCAACCTGCCGGTCTCGACACGCTGTTCGTCGCACCCATGAACATCCACGACGAACTGGAATGCGTCACGCACCCGTCGTACATCGACCCGGTCGCGGAAGCGGTCCGGGAAGGCGTGGAATCCTACCGCGCGAAGGTCGCGCTAATCGGCATGACCTGGAATAAGGGAATGCTGAACTGGGCAGAGAAGAAGGGTGGCTCGGTGACGGTGAAGATCAAACCGCCGGAGCTACAAAATGCCGTTTAGAGGTGAACAGTGGGTAAGCAGCGGTGTAATAAAGGTAGACCCGAGTGGCACATACAGCAAGCCTTGATCGAGTTCCTCGGACATCGCGACTGGCTCGTCGAAGCCACACACGGCAATCTGTACCAGAAGGGGCTACCTGACCTCTTCATCCACCACATCAAGTGGGGATACCGCTGGATCGACTGCAAGGTGAAGGGAAGATACTCCTTCACCAAGGCACAGAAGATCAAGTGGCCCATCTGGGAAGCCCACGGCGTTGGCATCTGGATTCTCACCGGTGCTACGCAAGAAGAGTACGACAAGCTCTTCGACTCGCCCAACTGGCGAAAGTATTGGAAGCCCTCCTGGGGAGTGCTTCCCGACATTGACGCACTCCTCGACGAGATTACCGATGGACCTGATCCGGAAGACTAATGGGTGGTCGTGCATTCTCGAAGCCTTCGCGATGGCGATGGGCACGACCACTGAGGAACTGATTCGAGAGATCGGCCACGACGGCAGCCTTGTCCTCGACGAGACGCTACATGATCCTCTCGGCCGACGTGGCTTCCACGTCCAGGAGTTGATTCAAGCTGCGATCCACGCTGGTAAGTCCGTCACGCCCTTCGAGTTGATCCCGGCGATCTTGCTCCCCTCCGGGGGAACATTGCCGATTCGAGACATCGGACGGGGTGTCATCTTCAACCATCTGGTTGCATCCAGCCGCGGTGTCTTAACAGGGCGAAGTCGCTCTACCCCTCA